CTTCTTGGTCAGTCATGTGTGCTTTGCTGGCAGTAAACTGTTAACTCGTGTTCCCGGTGCCAATCCTCGCTTTGTGGTGTGTCCACAAACTCATCAAAGCACGGAGTTCCCAAGGTGTAGTGCAACAGCTTGGCATTGGCATTGGGTCCAAACTCGTCGGGCAACCAATTCCATTCAATTGGCAATCCGCCAATGCGGGCATCATCTATCCAGGAAAAGCGATGTAGTTCAGCCCCTGTGGATTTTTGAATAAACTCTGGAGTGAGTTTTCGATTGGGGAAACTGTTGCAATTCCATAGTATAACACTTGACCAATTTTTTCTAGGATAATCTTCGTTCTTGGACCCCAGGTACTTTACTGGCATACGTGTTTTGTAATCATGTTTGACCACTTGCACATCCATGTAAGAATTTCTCATGTCCCAAAGTTCTGCAATGTCGCCATGTACAATCATGTCGCCATCGATAAAAATTGCTGCACCAGTAAATCCCATGAGGTATGGCACTAGGAAACGTGTGTAGATAAACTGATTGCTGCCGTCAGTGTGTGTTTCTGAATAGTCCTTGAACAAGTTCAAGGCCACAGGAACAATGCTGACTGGTCGGCTGGCGTTGCGTATGATGGAGTTTGCGCACACATGAAACGCAATGGCTTCGCGTGGGTCATAACCTATGAACACTGGAATTGGTGATTCTTTCATGCTCGTTTGATGTCCTCTTCAATGCAATTCTCACCGTACTGTATTTCAATCAATTTTAGTGGTTGATCTGTTTCGTTACACAGCATGTGCCACTGGCCTTTGCCAATAAAAATATGTTCATGCAAGCCATAATGCCCCACCAACTCGTGATCGCTTGATTGGTTCAGGGTGTACACTGCGGCATTGCCTTCGGCCACAAACCAAAACTCTGCACGTTGATCATGCTGTTGCATGCTCAAGCAAGTTTTTGGATTCACAGTGAGTTCTTTGAGTTTGGTGTGTGGCCCTACTTCGTGTAGCACACGATAGTACCCCCAGGCTCGTGATGTACGCGGTTTGTTCCACTCTTCGAGAATCCATGAACTGGAGTTGCGTTTGTCGGATCCGCCCACGCCAAACACAAATTCCAAATTGCTATCTACCACATCCATTTCAGGAATGTTTTTGTCAGTACGATCCCCACCATTGGCAAACACCAAGGTTGCGTTAGGGTAGTGTGCTCTGACTTGACGTATGAACTCCTTGGCCGAGCCATCCTCATCGTCAAATGTGTACACTTCGTCTACCATGGCAAGATTGTTTATCACACACAATCTTTCCGTCCATGGCATGAATGGCCGACCTTTTTTTCGTGTGAGCCATTCGTCTGAATTAAGCCCCACAATCAGCATGTCGCCCAGTGTGCGGGCAGCTTTGAAATAGGCAATGTGCCCAGAATGCAGCGGATCAAATCCGCCGGTTACAAGTACAATTTTCATGCAGGTATTTACACCTGGATGTCTTCCATGCCAGCAGTTCTTAAACGCACAATATGGCCCATTTGCCACTGTTTGGAATCCAGTCCCTTGAGTATGCCCAACCACTTGTTGCGTAGCAGGGCTACTTCGTTGATGATGGTTTCAAAGTCAATGACTTCGTCTTCGCCATCTACGTATTTTTCAGCATCACGAGAAGTAAGAGCACGAGCATATCCTTCAAGATACTTTTGAAAGTGTCGGCGCCGTATTTTTCTCAACTGTATATTGAGGTAATTGAGCACTGCTTCAATCTCTTGCAACTGATTGAAACGATGCTCGGTTATGCCCGGCAGCTCTTTGATGTTGCGCTCAATTAGGCCACCAATTTTGCAGTTGGTTTTGGCTGACTCAAGCTCGGTTTCGTAGTGAGAAATAAAATCAGGAATGGCTGCTAGATCTGCAACTACTCGACTGTACCACATCAGTTTTCCCAGTCTTCTTCGTCGTAGTCAAGTTCTTCTTCTTCCTCTTCTTCGCTGCCTTCATTGTGTCCTTGATCCATGTAGTCGGTCAGGGCACGTTTGATGTCTGAATCACCCTTGAAGGCATCACGTATGTCATCTATTGCACAGTCGTTGTCGACCATGACTGATACCACTATGTCAGCTGCTTCACTGCGATCCACTGAGTTTATGTAACGCTTGAGCTCGCTCCAGATTTCACTTACAATATGTTCCATTATTCTTCCTCAATGTCAACAACAGGTGTGGCATCCTTTTGATTGCCAAAGTCTTTCATCACAGTGTCAAGGCAACCGTCAGTGTTGGCTTCCCATGCTTTGCGAAACTTCTTGATGATCTCGCCATCACTTGTGGTAAACACCAGGCTGTTTCCCTCACGCTTGAGCAGGCCTTTTTTCTCAATCAAGTCCACCAGCCCCGAATATGGACTCATGCCTGTTTCATATGGGATCTTGACCTGCACACCTTCAAACGGCTTGGCATAGCGTGTTTTCATGACCTTGCAACCGGCGCGGATACCAGTCACGTCTGAAATTTTGTTGCCGTCCTCGTCCTCTTTCAGTTTCATCTTCTTCATAGCAACAACAATACTTGAAGCATAGATAAAACCTTGACCACCTGAGATTTTATCATCAGGGTCAAACATGTCCTGGCTGGCGTATGTATGGTTGGTACACACCAAGCCCACGTTGTAACTGCCAAACATGTTGACACAGTTGCGCACCAATGCAGTAAGTGCTTTGGGCTTGCGTCCTAGATCACCCTTCATTTCGCCTGCGTCAAATTGATTCACATCAGTGGGTGTCAGCAACATGCCCAGGCTGTCAATTACAAACATGACCTTGGGGCGTTCGGCTGGGTCAAGAGCTTTGTAGTCGCTCATGAATGTAGAGATAGTTTTGGCCACATCATCAATCATGGCCATTGACAATTTAAGTAACTTGCTGTCACTAGTGTCAACGCCCAAGGCCTTGAGCCAGTCTTCGTCTAGTGCATTTTCGCTGTCAATCAGCACCACAAAGATGCCTTGCTGTTGTGCATGTTTGATAATGTTGCCTGAGCAGATGTATGATTTGCCTGCGCCAGAGTCCCCGGCAAACACAGTGACCTTGCCCAGGGGAATACCACGATTGAAGTCGCCTGAAATCAAGTAGTTCAAGGCATAGTTGCCTGTGGAGATCCAGTCCGTGGGATCGTTAAAGCCAATACTGAGTCCATCAATACTTTTTGTAATTTCCTTACGGAACTTGCTTACGTCAAATGGTTTTCCCATGAGTCACCTATTATTTTTAAAGAACACAGAGGGAGAACCCCTCTGTGTGATACTGTCAATTACTTGGCTTGACGACTGCGAATCATGGCCAAAATATCTTCGGCTTTTTGTGCTGGCTTGTTGGCTGCCACTGGTGCTGTGGCTGCTGGCACATCATCAACGTCAAATGGAGGATCATCGTTGGTCACAGCTGGCTTGGTTGCCATGGGCGCCGGACTGTTAACAGGCTTTGCCGGCGCATCATCGTCAGTGCTGGCTGCGGTGCCAGCAGGTGCATTGACACCAGCAGGACGGAAGTATTGTCCCCAACGTTCTGTGTCGTAAGGCTGTCCATCTACACTTGCTTCAAACATCTCTTTGATGACTCGAAGTTCGACATCGCCGGGCTTCTTGGGCAGGAATGTGCTCAAGTCAAACAAGCCATGTTTTTCAACAGCGTCTGCTTCATCTTCAGAGAGTGCAGACTCTTTACGTGCCCACTTTGATCCGTTGTAGTCGGCAAATCCACCCTTGGCACCTTTGCTGATGCGGAAGTCCAGACCACGCAGGTAGTCAGTTGGCAATTCTTCCAGTTCAGGATCCATCAGCGCACCCTTGATGGTGGTAAAGATCTGCGGACCAATGATGAATCTGCGAATTGGGTTTTCAGGCGACTTGTCATCGCCAATGGGGTTTTCACGCACAAAGCCTTGGAAAATGTAGCTACGCTTTTTCCAGTACTTGCGACCCATTTCTTCAAGGCTCTTGTCCTTGAACCAGGTGCGCACTTCTGCCAGGATGGGACATGCCTCGCCCCACATTTCCACGCAGGGTACTTGTACCATGACCTGCTTGGATTCCATCTCTCCCTTGATGCCGTTAAAGGGCAAACGAATCATGGCTCGTTCTTGCCAAAAGAAAGTGTTTTTAGAGTTACCATCGGGGAGGAAGCGCAGTGTGGCCGATTGGCCTTCTTCCATGTTCCAATGTGGGTAAATTGAATTGTCCCCACCGG